CGAGACCGATGGGCGAGGCCAGCAGCGCGAAGGCGCCGCTGAGGACCGCCAGGCCAGACGACACGCCCGCCGCCGCCACGCCCAGCAGCCCCAGCCCGCCCGCGACCGCGGCGATCACCGCGCCGCCGCCAGCCATCGATTCCAGCAGGCCAGGGAAGGTCGTATCCAGGCGCGCGATACCGTCTTGGACTTTCTCCAGGCCCGTGGACAGCGGTTCCAGCAGCGCCGCGCCGAAGGCCGTCTGCAAACGGCGGCCGATCTGCGTCAGCCGCTCCTCGACGATCCGAAGCTGGATCAGCTGACCCTTTGATCGGGTCTCGAAGTCGACACCAACCACGCTGTCGGAGGCTTTTTTCGCAACCTGCAGGATGCGGATGTATTCCTGCGCGTTCGGGATTGCGGCTTTCAGGAAGTTCAGGACCTGAGTGTCCTGAAACAGTGCACCCAGCTTGAACTGATCGCCCTTGGCGATCCCCCGGATCTTCTCGATCACCGTCTCGACAGGGTTCAGCCCCTTCTTAGCGGCATCGGCCAGCACCCGCTTCAGATCTACGCCGGCAGCGGCGAAGTTCCGCACCGCCTCCGGTGACGTGATTTTCTGAAGGAAGTTGGCCAAATTGTTCGCGGCTTCGCTGGACGATCCCGCGCCGCGCCGCGCGACTTGCAGCATCGCCCCCAGGCTGTTGACCGCATCGCGCCCCTTCAGCCCGAGGTTTGCCACGCTGGCGGTCAGCATCGGGAACTCCCGCGCCATGTCGCGCAGCTCGAACCGCCCTTCCTTGCCTGCCACCACCAGCGCGCCGAAGGCGTCCGCCATCTGCTGCGGCCCCGAGATCCCCAGGTTCTGGTTCAGCGCGATCGCGGTGCTGGACAGGTCTTCCAGGGTCGCGGCCGTGGCCGTGGCCGTCTTGGCCAGCACCGGCAGGAACTGGTCGATCAGGTCTTGCGGCAGGTTGGCGGCAAACAGCGCCCCGGCCGCCTTGGCGATGTCGGTAGAAAACTGCCCCGTGCGCAGCGCCAGGCCCTCATAGGCCCGCGCCGTTGCGGCGATCATATCTTCCGCCGCCTTGCCCGATTGCCCGGCAGTGATGGCGTTCTGCCGCAGGCTGTCTTCGAACGCCGCCGCTTGTTGCAGCGGCCCAAGGAAGGAAAGCCCCGCCAGCACGCCGAACCCCAGGCTGACCCGGCGCGCCGCGGTGCCCAGGCCGGACAGCTTGGTGCGCAGCCCGGCCAGCGGCGCGCTGATGCGGTCCACCAGGCGGAGGATCAGGCTGGCGGTCATGTCCCGGTTCGCGGCCATGCTCAGCCCTCCTTCGCCCGTTTCCAGTATTCGCCCGCGGCGTCGGTCCAGAACCGAAAATCCGCGGCGGTCAGTGCTTCCAGCTCAGCCCGGGACCAATGGTAGTGATGCGCCAGCCCGGCCAGCCTTACCGGCCAGTCTTGCGGCCATTCCCCAAAAAACCGGTGATCACATCCGAAGCGGCGGCAAGGTCCGCCGCATCCATCCGGTCCAGCAGCGGCCCGACCTTGGCTTCGGACATGCGCATCGCTTGGGCGAGCGAGACGACAATCACGTTGCCTTCGCTGGCGGCCTGGATGGCGCGCACGGCGGCGCCGTTCAACCGGTGCAGCACCAGCTCGGCCGTAGTCTCTTTCGTCACCTCTCCGGTACGGGCGGAGCGGAAGCTGACAGTGACCGGATAGGCCAGCGGCAGACGCACCGCGCCGCCGGCCAGCAGCTCGGCGCCCGGCGGCAGGGCGGAGGCGGCGGCGCTGCTATCGTCGATCGTCACAGCAGGTTCGGCGGCGGCGGCCGGCGCGGCATCGTCCAGGACGATGACGGTATCGCCGGGAGGTGCGATATCAGCCATTCAGGATCTCCGTGAACTCGCCCGCCGACCACTTGAGTTCGATTTTGCCGCCTTCGCCGCCCGTCACGGTCGGCCGGTCGGTCAGGAACGCGGTCGGGAACACGTAGGACTGGCCGGTGTCGCAGGTGATTTGCAGCTCGGCTTCCAGCACGGCCAGCAGATTGGTCATCGACCGGCCGCGCGTCAGCGGCATGGTGGCAGTGATCTCGGACGCCTCGAACTTTCCGGCGCGGCCGACCTGGCGGCCGTACACGATGGCTTCCTGCATGATGCCGCCCAGCTTGACGCTGGCGCCGGTTTCCACCGGCAGCGTCTCACCATTCCAGCGCAAGGTAACGATGCCTAGAACCTGCATGTGTGGCGCTCCTTAGCGGCTGAATTCGAGGGCGGCGGCGAACACCATCAGGTTCCCCATCACCTGAATGACCAGGCGGGCATCCATGCGGTTCGGATCGCTGCCGTTGATGACGAACACCGCCTGCGGGATGGTGACCTGCTCATTCTGTATCCACCCGTTCGCCGCGTAGACCTTGCAGCGCGCAGCCCAGGCATTCGCCATGGATTGCGGTGTGACCACGCTGGGGTCCGTTTCCGCCGCCGGCGCGCCGTTCGGCGCCAGTTTGCTGCGCGGGTAGGTCAACCGGACGTATTGCCGCCAGTCGTGCCGGATGCGGCTGACCGTAGCGACGGTCATAATGTCCAGCCACGACAGGTCTGCGACGCCGGTGGTGGTCTGCCGATAGGTGGTGATCAGCCGTTCCAGGGCCACCGCGCCGTCCCGGGTGACAATGCAGGTCGAAACCCCGGATCGCAGCAGGCCGTCCCGCTCGCTATCGATAAACATCCGGGAGGGTGCCGGCGCCGTAACACCCGGCAACGTCAGGCCGCGCAGCTGGCGGGCCGGGTCGTTGGTCAGCTGCAAGCTGGCAACTGCGCAGGACACGGCGGCCACGATCCATGTCGGGGTGCTGCTGTTCTGCGCGTTGACGGGGGTCAGCACCTTGGAGTTGTAGCCCGAGGTGGCGGTGGTCAAACCCGAATACGTGCCGTACAGGCCGACATACAGGTGCATGTCCTGCTCGATCTGCGCGGTGTACCGACGCTCAGCTTCTGCTACCAGGGCTGCGGTATTCGTGGGTGCGAACGAAGGCAGTGCCACGTCTGTGAACCACAGGTTGGTCATGGCGGAAATTGCCGTCGCGATATCGGGCTGGAGAGTGCCGCCCGACAAATTCGAGACCAGCGAAAAATTCATGCCCAGCGGCAGCGCGTCGGTGCTGGCCAGATTGAGGTCCAGATTGATGCCGTTGCCGATTTCGCCGGCGTGCTTGGCCGTCACGGTGACGACGCCCGCGGCGCTGGTGGCAACGACTGGCAAATCCGGCAGCGCGTTGATAGCTGCGGCCATGCGGGTCGCCATGGTAGTGATGGTATCGACCGGCGTAACCGATAGCGGCACGCGCGTGCCGGCGATGTAGAAGGCGAACACACCCGACAAGCTGGGCGCCACAGTAAACGTCAAAGTGCCAGTCGCCTTGCTGCCACCTACCGGATCAGCCAGGCCAATCACCGTTAGCGGGGTGTAGGGGTTGGCGGCGAGAAAAGCGCCGGCCATGGTCGCAGCCTGCGAGCCAGCACCAAACAGCGCGACGGCATCGGCGGCCCTGAAAACCGGGTAAGGGATATTCTGCCCCGCATTCTGCGAAACCAGCATCTGCCCAAGGATCAGCGCGGAGCCGGGCCAAGCAAACACACCACGGTTATTCTGAACCGGCCGAGCCTCAATTACCGTCGAGGGCACGCGCCAGTCGTTGGGTATTTCCGAGAAAGGGATGATTGTGCCGCTCATGGATCAGGCGCCCTTCTTTTGTGGCGTGGCGGCGGGCGTCGGTGCCTGGATCAGGTCTCCATCGGCGATCCGGCGCTCGATAAACTGATCGCGCAGGACGAAATTGCCTTCGGCCGGAAACACACTGCCATCCGGCATCACCAGGGCAAGGCCCGTCTTGGGCACCAAGAACACCATGTCCATCGTCTCACCTCACGTTGAAAGGCGGCGCGGTCAGCGCCGCGTCGGTGGGGCCAGAAGCCCAGCTGGGGCCATGGCGCAGGAAATCCGCCAGCCCATCGGCGGCCGCGGGATCGATCAGCAGCATCGGTCCGAAGGTCAGCGCCAGGCCGGCCGCGGCGACACTTTCGTCCAGCCAATCGGCGCCCAACGTGTCCAGGTTGCCGGCGGCGGCGGTGCCGGCCTCCGGCGTCGTCAGCCCGTGCAGCGCCAGCACGGCCAGCGCGGCCATGCCGGCCAGACCGGCCCCCATAGAATCGCCCAGCAGCCGCGGCGCGGCGCCGGCGGGGTTGTGAGTGACCAGGAACACCCGCCAATCGACGGACACGCGGGGAATGCGGCCGGACTTGGCGTCCACGTTCAGCCCGGCGAATTGCAGGCCGATGGCGGGCATCCGGCGGAAGCTTTGGGTCCAGACCCGCAGCGTCAGCGCGGCGGGCAGGTGCGCGAAATCGAACACGCCGGCCGGGAATACGGTGCGCAGCCGGGCTTCAATCGCCGCTGTCTGGCGGGTGATGAGGTTGTCGGTGGCCAGCAGGTTCAGCGTCACAGCAGCCCCCCGGGATCTCGGGGCTCAAACAGCGCCGGCCGGTCTGCTGTGCGGGCGAAGCTGCTGGCGGCGGCAATCGGGTCGGCCGCATCCAGCGCGCCTTCGCCGCGCGCTAGGCCTTGCAGCCACTTAATAGCTTCGGCCCGGCCGTCCTTCATCTGGTCGGTCGGCAGCCGGCCTTCGCCCTGCGCCAGGTTAAAGCGCGCCAGCGTGCAGCAGGCCGCCCGGATTTCCGGCGGCACCGGGTTCAAAGGCGTCACGTAACGGCGGCGGATATAGCTATCGATCATAGACGTGGCGTCGTTGACCGCCAGCTGCACCCGCGCCAGGTCCGCTTCCCCATCCAGCTGGCCGTCGGGCGTGGCAAGGCGGAGGATCTCCGTCTCCCCAAACCGCGCGACCAGATCCTGGTAGGAAGCGTAGGCCATAATCAGCCCTTGGCCTTTGCCGCCACCGGCGCGGCGTCAGGCTCGCCAGTGATGATCACTTCCAGCATCGGCTCACCCTGCAGCTGCACCAGCTGTTCGGCGGTGAACTGGTGGATCGGGTATTCGGCCCGCAGCGGGTGGGCCATGCCGGCGCGCCGGAAGCCCTCCTGGCGGGAAACGATGGTGACGGTCTGCGCCATGCGGCTCTCCTGCAAGGTGGCCGGGGCGGCCCGGGTCGTGGTGGGGCGCGCGCCGGGAAAAGGGGATGATGGCGGGCGCCGCAGCGCCCGCCGGGTCAGGTGATGTAGGGAACTTCGAGCAGCTCGAAGGCGTTCAGCCAGGGGTTGCTCTGCGTCGCCGTACCGGCCGCGTTCGGCACCAGCTGCGCCTTGGCGATCAGGTTCGCGTCCGCCTTCAGGGTGGGCCCGAAGACCAGGTGCGTGGGCGTGATCGCCAAAGGCTGGCCATCCGGGCGCCGCAGCGTGGTCATCGCCGTGTAAGCGGCCTTGATGTTGTCGTAGGTCAGCGCCGCCTTGGACTTGAACGCCAGCTGCCACAGGCCGTAGCCAGCGGCCAGACGGCCATCGGCGCCCCACACGAACGATTTCTGGAAAAACACGTTCGCGGTATCCAGCGCCACCATCGGCGTGATCGCCATGGCGCGGCGCCGCTGGAGGATGAAGGGCTTCAGCGGCTTGGAAAGGTCCATCAGGTACCAGGCCGGGCTGCTGCCCGCCTGGAAGTTACTGGCCGACGTGCTGGCGCCGGTCGCGTCGTAGTTCTGGTGGTCAACATCGAAATAATACTGGCCGTCCGGGCCGATGACGGCATCCGCCACCCGCGCCGCATCCCAGATCAGCCGGTCCGGCAGCTGGCCGGCTTCGGTTCCCAGCTGCTGCACCGCCAGGTTGAACAGGCCGAACTTGTCGTCCTCCACATCCTCGCGCGCGATCGACAGCGTCTTTTCGTAGGTGCGGTTCGCCAGCCGATAGCTGGTCAGCGACAGGTTCAGCGCCTGGCGGTCGCCGACCCATTCCCGAAAGCCCGGCAGCAGGTCCAGGCGCGGATAGGATTCCTCGGCGCCGGTGCTGCCGATATCCAGCGACACCCGATCCCAGTAGCCGGGCGCAGCGGCCAGGTACTGGTTGAACAGCGTCTGCACGCCAGAGGTCAGCGCGTTGATGTTGGGAAGCGTGATGTCCACGGGGTCAGACCTCCACGAAGGTCTGGCCGGCTTCGATGCCGACCAGGGTGCCCAGACGCAGGTTCGTCGAGGCGGTGAGGGTGAGGGTGTTGTCGTCGGTCGCGTAGACCGCCGCGCCGATATTGGCGTGCGTCGCGCTGGGCACCGTCAGCGCGAAGATGCCGCGCTTGGGTTCCACCCGCAGGGCGCCGTCGACGCCGCCGGTGTTGTCGATCTGCGCCGGGCTGATGCCGACGATCGCCGCGGCGCCGGAATCGCCCGGGCGAACCGCATAGCCGGCACTGGTCAGCGCGATGACGCTGCCGCGATACAGCTTGGTCCCGGCCTTCAGGCCGTAGCCATGGCGCTTGCCAAGGCGTTCTTTGACCACGAGGTCACCGGTCAGGTTCGCCATTTCAGGCCTCCGTCTTCACGCCGCGAACGGCGAGGGTCTTGGCGTAGTCCTTGGGGTCGATGTCCATCAGGGCGATCACCTGGCGGTCAGCTGGCGTCAGGCCATCCGCGTCCGGGCGTTCGCCGGGCACCGGCATCCCGCCGCTGTGCAGCGACGGCAGCGCCGCCAGCTCACTCTCGACCGCCGCGGGGTCTTGGGCGTGGCGCGTGATGTAATGGTCGCGCAGCGCCCGCACCGGCTTGCCGGCGCGAATAGCATCATCCACCACCGTGGCGGCGCGCGCCCGGGCGGCTTCGATCCGGACTTCGGCCAGCTGCGACTGCAGCGTGGTCACCTGCGCTTGCAGCGCGGCCGCAGCGGCCGGCTGGCCGCGCTGGCTGTGCAGCGCCTGCAGGATCACAGCAGCCCCGGCATCCGCGCCCACGTTCAAGGCAGTGCGCACCGCGCCCAGCGCCTGGGACTGCATGCTGCGGTCGCCCATCACGCTTTCCAGCGCGGTGATGATCGCCGCATCGTCGGCATCGTTATCAAGCCCAAGCAGGGCCCGCAGTCGCATCATCAGGTCCAC